GAAGTAACATTTGGGTTACCATCACGTTCTACTTTTCTTTTTTGTTCTAAACAATCTGCAACATTAGCTTTAGGAGAATAGCCTTCTAATTTACCATTCATATACATTAATAATGCAAATACCACTTCAACCATTATTTACCTCTTAAGGTATCTAATTCTTTTTCTAGTTTATCTACTTTCTTTTCTAATTGAGCTATTAATACTTTAGTATGTACGTTTTCTTCTAATTGTTTTGAATGCTTGTCTAAAGCCTTAGCTTGATACTCAATCAACATAAACATTTCTTGATTTTTAGGTGTTTGATCAGCTTTTTTTAAAAGATCTTGAGCCATTAACTTTTCGTTAGTTTCTAATCTATTTAATCTTTCAACAAGACCAAAATAAGTCCATACGGCTACAACAATAGCGGATACAATTGCTATTATATTTTTAACAGGCAATGATACATTTGTCTGATCGCTTAATTTAAATTCACTACTCATTTATCCTCCACTTGATAGAACATATTATCAGAATCTTCTGTTACCCAATTTTTATTTTCCACGTTCCACTTTGAAGTCTGTACTTTATAATCAGGCCAATGTGATGAAGTAGTAAAACTAGGCACGTTCCACAAAATACGATTATTAGGCATAATTGCATAATTACCGTTGTCAAGAGCCAACAAATGCCCACACTTGTGTTCGTGAGGTATTTCAGAATGTTCTGAATTAAGGATATTAGCATCTGGATGCGCCCAGTCAATAGTAAATAAATATTCGCCATGATAGAATTTTTTGTTTTTTCCTAAATATTTACAGCGTTGACCTTTTAAAAAATCAAAAACAGTAATACTAGGATAATAACTAAATGAATTCCATAATTGAAGATCTTCGAGATCTTGATGTTCCACTTCTCGTTTATACAAAGTACTGCCGCTTCCTCTTTGAATAAAAGCAGAGATAGGAAGTCTCCAATAGACTGCACCATTTGTAAGTAAACAGTGAAACAACGGTGCACTGCCGCTAATACTCCCCAAACCAAATACCACACAGTCTTCAGTTTCGCCTTGATGTTCTCGTAAGTCATATAAATATTCTCTCCTTATTTTACAGTAGATTGGAGGTATATTTGCATTTAAATATGCCATAATCAACCATATATATCTCCCCAAGTTTCACCGCTTTCGTAATCTACTTTGTTTGGGATTGCCAAAGTAACGGCGTTCTCCATTATATCTACAATCTTCTTTGCTTGATTGTCATCTATAACGGAAATATCTAATTCATCATGTATTTGAATATGTGGAACAATTCCTTCTTTATATAAATCTAACATAGCTTTCTTTGTCATGTCAGCTGCTGATCCTTGAATTAATTTATTTAATGCTTTGTATGTAAAACATCTTTTGATTTTAGGATTTGCTTTTAATTTTTCTACATCTGCTTCTGGATACTTAGCTAACCAATTATCTATAAATTTTTGTGTAGCTTCTTCTTTAGTCATCGGTGTAGACATTACACCCATTCTAAATTCATCTATTTCCCATTTATCAAATCTACATTTTCTTCCTAATAAAGTTTTAATGTATCCATTTTTATTTGCTAATCTTAATGTATGTCCCATTAGTTCTTTTACGAATGGTACATTGTCATGATACTGATTAAATAAATTTTCCGCTTCTGCTTTTGTAGATAAACCTAATTCAGCTTGTAATTTAGTTTTACCCATTCCATAAAATAATCCTAAATTAATTGTCTTAGCCTGCGATCTAGATATGCCTGCCATATCCGCAACTGTTTGGTGGAAATCTACATTATTGTTATTAAATCTTTCTACAATGTTTTCAACAGCTTCATCATTGCATATAGGTTCTTCTATAGCTGCATAATGCACAACAAGTCTTGGTTCTTGCTGTGAATAGTCAAAACAACCCCACTTATGACCTTCTTCTGGTATAAATAAAGATCTAATAAGAGGTCCTAGCTCCTTGTTCCTCGCCGGGATTTGCTGGAGATTAGGATTAGAATAAGAAAATCTACCTGTAACAGTTCCACCTTGATCTGATCTAATTGGATTAATGTCAGCATGTATTCTTCCTTTATGTTCAAATCTTAAAATTGTATCAATAAAAGTTGTATGAGCTTTGTTTATTTCTCTTGCTTTAGCAATCATTTTAACTATAGGGTGTTTATGTTCTTGTAAAAAATTCTTTGTAAAGGATGGTGCTAATGATTTCTCAGTTCTTTCGTAAGGTAAACGAAGTTTTTCAAAAACTGTTGCAATGGACCTTGCAGCCCAAATCTGGGGCTCTATCCCTGTTTCTTGTTTTACTTTTAATAATAAGTCTTGCTCTTGTTTTGTTAATGTTTGTTTCAGGAGTCTTGCTTTCTCTACATCAACTCGGACTCCTTTAAATTTCATATCAATAAGACAAGTGAATAAATCTGTTTCTAATTTAAATATTTCTTTTAATCTTTGTTTTTCTATTTCTTTGCTTAATATTTTAAATAATTCTAATGTTAATTCAGCATCTTTCTCAGCATAGGATCCAACATACATTGCTGGAAGTTTATACATTTCAGATTTAGGATCTATACCCCAAGATTGAGCTGCTTCATTCAATGCTGCTTCATTTTTTGTTTTACCTAAATAATCAAACGCAACACTATTTAATGAATACCATAATCTATTTTCATCAATTAATGATGCCATAACCATAGTATCTACAATCTCTCCTTTAATCTCGACGCCCGCCGCTCGAAGCCAGCATACGTCATACATTGCATTGTGAAATAATTTAGTATTAGGTGCAGCACAAACTTCTTTAATCCAGGCCATAACTTTATCTTTATCTAGATTCCCACCGCCTTCATGAGCGATTGGATAATAACCAGACCATCCATCTACTGCTACTGCAATACCAACAATGTTACCATGTCCTCTAACTGCTCCAGATCCCATTGCTTTAAGTTCAGGATCTTTAGTTTCCAAATCAATAGCAACATGACTGTAGCCTTTTAAGCTTGGAAAATTTTCCGGGCAAATCCATTCTTTCTGAGCTTCAAACATTTATATAACCATCATTAAAAAACAATATATACACAACACTGTAAATAATCCTAAATCAAATACTGCCATTTTCTTTCCTCTCATTCTTTGTAGTCTCTCTCCATTATCATTTCTATATAATGAATTGCTTTTAATAAATCTTCTTTTTTTCCTTTATCTTGGTGCCTGCAAATATATTTAATTGCATTACCTTCTGCGAATAGTATCTTATTTTCATTGATAAAGATAGAAGGTTGTATTTTATATTTTTTGTAATGGTGCCCCGCAATTTGTTTAAAATATACTTTATTACTCATATTGGATCTCCTACGCTGTAGTTATATTCTTCTGTTGGCTGCATGATATATAAGTTCTCCTTTGTTCTGGTTACACCTACAAAAAACAATCTATGTTCTGGATTAGGATTTCTTCTTGCTGATTCATATATGATCCTCTCAAGATCAGTAAATAAAACAACATTATCGCATTCTTCACCTTTTACATTATGTATTGTAGATACTTTAATTCTTGGTTTATTAAATAAATTATCTCCACTTGCTAATAATGATTTCATATATAATTTACTTTCGTCTCCAATATTTAATTGTTCCCAACTTCCATATATTTCTAATCCATGATCCATTCTAAGATCATCTAAATCTACATAATCTACATTGTCTAATGATTTGCCTTCTGAAAAACCTCTTTTAACATGTTTAAGTTTGTAACTTAAATATTCATAAATTAATTTTGCTTCTTCCCCACCTACCGAAGCTCCTTCATTTAATCTTATCCAAATTCTATAGGCTTCTAATAATGAATTTGGCAATAAGTCATTGATTTTACTATCAAATCTTAGGTTTAAAGAAGTTAAATAATCTCTTATTGGATACAACATTTTATTAGTTCTTGCCAATATCATCCAGTTTCCAGAACTAAAATTTATATTATCCATTGTTTGATTATGAAATACTTTACCTTCAGCATCTCTTGGCTTCCAATCTTTAATCATTCTATTGTCAATATGTTCTAATATACTTAAAGCTTCTTTATGAACTGCTCTAGGAACCCTTCTTGATTCAACTCTTGGATCTTTCTCACCTTGTAAATTTATAAATATATTTTCATCCGCACCTTGAAAAGTATATATTGTTTGATCGTCATCCCCTGCAATGTAAGATCTCTCACATTTTGATTCAATGTAAAAGAACATATCCCATTGCAGAGGATTCAGATCTTGTGCTTCATCTAGAAAGACAGCGTTGAGTGGGGGACACTTATCTTTCTCGACAAACTGTTTAATCATATCGGAATACTCAATCATTCCTGTTTGTTCTTTATATGATTTTAAATCGGCATCAATCTGTTCTGTTAACCATATGTCAACAGAATGTTGTAAATCTAATTCTATTGCTGCATCAACAATAGGAATTTTTTTAGCTCTTGCATATTCAATAATCTTCATGTGATGATTTTTATATTGAGGTACACCAGAATCATTTACATATGATTCAAAAGACATGTCTTTACATATTTGTGAAAAGTTTTTAAATGCTTTCCATTTAGAATCTTTTAATAACTGTGCATTTGTATCTATACTTAATTGTCTTGTTCCCAAAGAATGCATTGTAGAGATGTAAGGAAAATGTTTTTTAATGTCGTAATTAGGAAATAAGTTATCTATTCTTTTCTTGGCTTCAGTTGTTGCAGCATTACTAAATGTAATGTATGCAATTTTATTGGTAGGAGTTTTATATTCTTCAATCTCCTTTCTTAAATAATGATTAGTTAAGTGATATGTTTTCCCTGTTCCTGGAGGTCCTGGAATAATTATTCTTTTCATATTAAACTAGATTCTTTCATTTTTGTTTGTCTTACATTTGGCTTATCTAATTTAATAGTTTCCATCTTCATAACTCTTAAAGATTTTTTTTCTATTTTAACTACATCTTCTTTTGCACCAAACAATTCACTTAATAATCTTAATGTTCTTTGTTTTTGTAATACCCAAGATTTAGATCTTTGTAAGTATTTCCAAAAGTCTGAAAATTTAAAATAACTAAATCCTTCTTCAGTAAATGGAATACCTCTCATTACATCCGTTATTTTTTTACCTGGAGCTTTGTTTATAAAGTCAGCAAGTAAATCTTTCATTTGTACATCTACCTTAGCTGAATCAGGCGCATCTAATACTTGAAGCTTTTCAAATAGTTTAACTAATTGTTTTCTCCATATAATTTTACCTAATGGAAGCATTGGTTTAGATATTTGATTCATACATGCTACAGAAAATTTTTCAGGATCATGTAGTGTAATGTCATCTACTTCAACGCTATCGCCATCTATATTAACAAAATACAGGGGAGGATCTGATGGATATTTACTTATACCTGTTATTTCTGGTGGTGGAACATCATCTCCAACTCCAAATTCTCTTTTAGAACATAGTTTAGAATTACAAAAACTAACGATTGGTTCTAACTTACATTTATAACGATATTCTTTTTTACCTACTGAATCTATTGATCTTGTTATTTCTACGTGTTGAAGTGGTGGCTTCATATATTGTTCATTATAAACATACATCTTTGCTTGCCATTCATTTGGAAATCTTTTCTTTAAATAAACACCAATGTTGTACATCATGTCATTTCTACCACCTTCAGGCATTCCATCTTTTAAAATTGTTTGTAAACAAGGCGGAGCACCTTTTAATAAATCATCTGTATTATCTGTTTCAGAAATTTTTAAATTAAATAAATCTTTTTCAGTTAATGAATATTGATCATATAGTTTAAAAAATTCATCTACTTTTAATGCTTCACCATTATCATTAAATGCAAACCTAACTGACTTGTTACTTCCATGATAAGGAACATTTAAAAAACTTCCTGTATCTCCTCTTTCAGCTCTAATATAATCTTGTTTAGGAAATATTTCTGCTTTTGCATATCCTAATATACCTGCAATCTTTTTTAATCTTTCTCTCATTAAACTTGCTGCTACAAATTCTTTTGTAAATAAAAATACATGTGCACCACCGGATTTTGATCTAAACAAAATCATAGGTATATCTTTATCTCTAATCTTTTTAATAAAAGCTTTATGATCAAATGGATAAGTATCAATATCAATACATCCCCATTTACATTTATTATCTTCTCTAATTGGAACTATTCCTAATGCTGGCTCATCACCATTTAAATGTGCTTGCCATAATAAATCTGTTACTGGTTTTTTTATTGTAAATGATTTAGCTTCGTGCTTACCGTTCTCAGAAAATTCTTCTGTAACTTTAGTTTGGCCGTATGCTGTTTGCAATCCAGCAAATATCTCTTTAAATCTTTCTAACATATCCCACTCGTATTTATATGGGTGGTATTTCTACCACCCAAGAGGTTTGACTATTTTCCGTTAGCTAGTGATTGATAGAACTGTTTAGCTCTTTCATACACTGACTGATCTTGTACAGGACCAACTTTTTGAATGTTGTACCCATACCATTGATTTCCTTTTCCGGAATTCAATACGGTATTTATCTTATAAACATGGCTGAATGATGGCGGTGTATATATACCGTTTTTTCCATCTAAAGTGATGGACATCATCATAGCATTCCATTTTCTACTAATTTTACCTTGAGATGAACTCATAGATATAAGAGCAGATTCGCTAGTGCCATTATCTAAGATTAAAACAAAATGTTGACCAACAGTTAAAATATAATTACCGTTTGGCAATCTATCTTTACCCATTTGATCTTTAGTTGTTTTAGTCAATATATCCGAAGTATCTGGATAGATTTGTTCAGGTCTTCCTGATCCTGTTCCAAAGTCTGACCATTCTTGGTACTCTAATTTATAATGACAAGGAACAACGTCTATTCCTTTTGCGCCATCATAAACTTTCTTTGTTACTGTATTCAGTAACATTCCTGGCTCAGCTCCTTCTACATAAGCTTGATTTCGCTTTTGTGCTTCAGCAGAACCATTCTGTAATAGTTTTAAGATTGGTAAAGCTAAACTTCCTTGCTTTACATTCTCAAAACCTGCGTGCGCATCTTCTTCAAACATTAGTGTTGAAGGTAGAGGTGCAGCTTTCTTTTGTGCTACTTGCTTCTCGTTTCTCGTTTCTTGCATCGATTATCTCCTTGTTATTTTTGTTTGGTTACCTGCAAACGTTTTAAATAAATCAGAGGGCATCTCTTGTCCAGCTTCGAGACGCTCTCTGACTACTGCCTTGAGTGTCTGAGAATGAACACCAACTTTCTGGACCGGTTCAAATCCCTGACCTCGTGCAAGGACAGCATATTGTGCTGCCTTGTTATCTTCGCCACGACCAAAGGTAACAGTGACATCATTTTTAATAATATCACCTAGACCGTTGTTACGAAGCCATTCAAAAGCTTGTTCCTGAACTTCAGGAACAATAGATGCGCTGTAAAAAGGTTTTACTTCTACAGACTCACCATCTTTTAACTTTAATTTTGTAATATGCATTTCTTGCATCATCAAAGGTATTTCTACCTGAGAAAGTATTCGTGCTTGTTCTTTAAGTTTATTAATGCTTGCTTCAGCATTTGCAATTTCGTCTTCTAAATCTTTTAATTTTAAAACTTTATCGGATAAAGTTTTTGCTGCATCAATCTGAGTTACAGATTGTACTTGGTCTTGTTCAAAGTCTATCGTTGACATGGTTTTCTTCTTTCTGGTTTAAGTTAATTTCTAGTGGATAATACATTCTTTCTTGTTTGTCCCATTTTAAAAGTTTATACAATCCATTAGTATAATCTGAAACTATGGAACATGCAATACCAATTATTGCTGGATCACCTGTAAGTAGTAAATAATCTGTTGGCTTATAATCTTTTAATAAAGATTTTAATTTAGCCACAACAGGACTTGTACTTAAAGTTACCTGAGCATTTTCCGGTAGCAATATTTTTAGTTTACCAAATTTAGAGGCTCCAATAATATTTATTTTAGGCATACCTATTCTGCTGCCTGGAACATCCTGAATTACATAAACTATTTTATCTTCCATATTTCTTGACAAGCTATATATCTTTTAGTATGTAGTTGTCAATAGAAAGAATTAAAAAATATATGCATTATAAATTTAAGACTAAGCCTTTTGCACATCAAACAAAAGCCTTAGAAATGTCGTGGGATAAGAAAGTATTTGCATACTTTATGGAGATGGGAACCGGTAAATCTAAGGTTCTTATTGATAATATTGCTATGCTTTATAATAAAGGTCTTATTAATGGGGTGCTAATTGTTGCACCTAAAGGTGTTTATAAGAACTGGTTTGACTCTGAAATTCCAAACCACATGCCAGACTATATAGATAAAAAAATGGTATTGTGGGAAGCGACCATTAATAAAACTAAAGAAAAAGAATTAAATACATTGTTTCAATCTAGTTTTGATCTTCATATTTTAATTATGAATGTTGAAGCATTCTCTACTAAAAAAGGAAAACAATTTGCAGAAAAATTTTTAAGTTGCCATAAAACTTTAATGGCAATAGATGAATCAACTACCATTAAAAATCCAGAAGCTATTAGAACTAAAACAATTATAGGTATTGGTCGTGATGTTAAATATAAAAGAATATTAACAGGATCTCCGGTAACTAAATCTCCATTAGATTTATTTACACAATGTTATTTTTTAGATCCATGGCTTTTAGATCATCAATCTTATTATTCATTTAAAACTAGGTATGCTATTACAAAACAAATTAATGTATCAGGTCGTATGGTTCATTTAGTTGTTGGTTATAGAAATCTAGGAGAACTATCAGACAAATTAAAACCTTTTTCTTTTAGAGTATTAAAAGATGATTGTTTAGATCTACCATCTAAAACTTTTATGAAAAGAATTGTTCAATTAAGTCCGGAACAAAAGAAAGTATATGATCAAATGAAAAAAATGGCTCTTGCTGTTTTAAATG